GTCCCGAGTTCAAAGTCTTTTGCATTTGAGGTTGATTGTCTATATCCGAATACGATACCTTCTTCATTTGATGAACTTTCGTTTACAAAATCACAGGTATAAAGAATTGTTCCGCTTGTTGGTAATGTTATAAGGATTCCAATTGACGGCGTAAAATCCAAATATACTACCCTTTGATATTCTGATGGCAAGGCTGGCTCTGTTTCGCCACCTCCTTGCACATTGACCGTCACTTCATCGTTCAGCGTTGTATCATAGGTCCCGTTTTGCGTGATCTCCGTCGCCCGCGCCGTCTGCGCGACGAGCGCGCCGTTTGATACCACCTTGCCCTCGTCAGCCGCCGCGTAGGTATTCGGAACTTGCACGTTCGCACTGGCATATTGTGTTACGTCCGTCGTGCCGTTCTGGGTGATATTGACCGTTCCAGTCGGTGTTATGCCCGTAGGTATAGATGCAATAGCCGCAGACATTTCGGAAGGTTTATAAGTGGTCGCCACACCCAGCTTGCTCCGAATGGCGGCAGCTATGTTGCTTAAATAACTATCCGTCACCAGTACCTTGCTCATGCTATCACCCCTGTCACTTCACCCGTTGTTTGATCTGTTTCCTCCGTCACTTCATCAACGCTTATGACGTGAAGTATGCTTTGGTGCAGATCCAGCGCGATCTCACAGACGACCGTTTCTGCTGCCCCGTCACTTGAAACCGTGCCGCTGATCGTCGCCGTCGTAGGCCGAAAAATATACCGATGCCCATTCATAGCTGCGTCCAGGTAGCGCGTCGTAATGCTGTAGCTGTAGCCCACGGGCAGAAAGTAATCTTCCCGAGCCAGCTCCGTACTGCCCCATGTGTAAACAATAGACAAGGTTGCCCCTGTCATGCTTTCCGCGGCGGTCAGCACCATCTTGGCCCGCGCCTGTACACCGAACGCGAACTCACAGGACTTCGTAAAACCCGAAAGCAGCAGGTCTACATCAGCGTAGACCGTCAGCTTGTCGCCGGGAAGGTACTCGGCGTTGTCGATAACATCCAGCTCCACCTCGGTGCGCTTGAAATACAGCGCCGCCAGGTGTGTCAGGATGCCCGACACGTTCCCACTGTTGACGAGGTATACACCGTCAACGGTCACCACGTTGTCCGCAGCGGCAGCGGGCGCGAGGCTGTTTGCCAGCGTGTACTCCTGCTTCGTGACGATGTAGTAGTTCGTGCCATCCGTCACATACTCGTCAGTCGTCTGCGGCGTTCCCTGGGTGAAGGTATACCCGGTAACCTTCACCCCCGTCACATGATCGCTATAATTGATCGCTGGTTTGAAGAAGGTCTTCGAGATCGGCACCAGCACCGTTGTGGCGTCGATGGGCAGTATCTCGATCTCGTCATTGAAGAATGTTTTGACATACGCGCCAATGACGAAGCATACCCACTGCAATCGTTCCCGCGCGGTCTGCTCCGGGCAGAACCCCGTGATCGTCGTGCCCGAAAACGAGCTGTCCAGCGAATATGCCACGGTGGCCGTCAGCCCCGTGCCAACGTTCCGTATCATAATGCTATCCAGTAGATCGCCGATCGGTTCCGCACTGTACATCACCGCGGGAAGCGTTACGCCATCCAATATCGCGAGGTCTGACCGTGCTTTAATCAGCACCGAATCAGTACTGGCGCGCTCAGCGTAGGTAATACAGTATTGTGCCCACAGGTTATCGAGATCGTCGTGCAGCTCTGCGTACTGCCCGATACTAATGTCGTCCGTCGTTACAATCACAACACTGAACTCGTTGATCGGAACCGTATTACCGGTGAAGTCCGTCTCCGGAGCGAACGCCAAGTCGTGCAAAACGGTATAATCCGTTTGGTCGATGGTAACATACATGACAACACCTCAGTAGTAAATCAAATCCGCATCGTCATAAACCACAGATTCTACCCACTCCGTACCATTCCAGGTGTAGCTCGTTCCCTCTGCGGGCTTCGCCACATCCGGAAACGGCGCAACACCTCGAACGACAACTTGGCTCAACGACATCTGCTTCGTTGGCGCATTCGCTGTCAGAGTGAAGCTGAGCGCGCGCCAGTATTGCTCCCCGTTCTCCAGCTCAAGCAGCTCGTCATCTACAACATCTACCTTCGCGTTAAGCGTGACCAGGGTGTTGTTGTACGGCAGTATGAATGTGTGCACGTCTACCGGCTGGGTCAGGGCGTCATAGATCGCGGCGTATTTATTTCGGTTGTAAAGCGGGTAGAGGAAAGAAATCTCATAGTCGTAATACGTACCAGCGACGTCATGAAAATAGCTGCCGTCCAGCATCTCGCCAGAGATGTCGGTGTCCCGCACATCCCCCCGCCGCCGGACGCGGCACTTCACGTCATAATCGACGCCGTCAATGGTCAGTATCATCTGGGTTCCCTCCTTTACGCCTTCGCCAGCTTCACGCCCACACGCTTCGTCTCGGCGTCTATGAACGGCATCGTCGCCCGCGCGAATTCGGTGCCGTTCAGTTCCATGATGACGGTTAGGTTCCTGCCCGCGGCGTTCTTCGGCATCGCGGCGCTAACCGCGCTGCTGATCATGCTCTTGAGCGAGCTAACGCCCACCACGGCCTCCGGGCCGGCGTCGCCGAATCCACGGTAGCCTCCGTTCGACGTGGGCAGCACCGTCGGGCTGGTCAGAATCATGCCGTTCTCCATGGCTTTCCGGTACCACTCAATCGACAGGTGTGGCACCTGCGGCGGGTTCAGACTGAACTGGCCCTCGATCTTGAAGTGCGGCAGCTTGATCTTCGGCAGCTCCCACTCGAACTTAAAGAAGCTCTTGATATTCTCGATGGTGTTGCGGATGAAGCCTGTGATGCCGTCCCACACCGACGTCGCTTTACTCCTGATGCCGTCCCAGATGCTTACCAGCTTATCCCTTAGCCCCGTCCACAGCTTCACCGCCGAATCCGTCACGGTCTTCCATGCGCTGACAAGCGCGTCGCCTACAGTATTGGCGATGGCCTTGATATTCTCCCACAGGTTCTTCCAGAAGTTCCGAAACTCCTCCGAGGTGTTCCACAGGTAGGCAAAAGCAGCAACCAACGCCGCAATGGCCGCGACCACCAGCAGTATCGGGTTCGCCGCCAACGTCGCCCACAGCCCCGACAGCGCCGTCTTGATTGTCGTTATGATTCCGGTCAGCTGCGGCGCAAGCCCCATAATCCCACCGACAGCCGAGATCACCTTACCCACGACAACCAGCAAAGGACCGACCGCCGCCGCGATTGCCGCGATCTTTATGACAGCCTGCTGGGCGAAGGGCGACAGGCTCTCCCACCAGCTGCGGATGTTGGCAAACAACGTCTTCAGCGTGTTCGCCAGCTCCTTGATCATCGGCGCGGCAGCTTCCACCAGCTCCATGCCGACAATCTTCAGCTCATTCAATGCCGTCTTAAACTGATCGATCGGGTCCAGCGTTTCCTCGAAAGTGTTGTCGACGCTACTTTCCCAGTCTCGCACAACGTTTGCGAAGCCCTCGAAGGACAGCCTGCCTTCGCGGATAGCTTTCGCCATGGCGGGTCCGGCTTTGCTACCGAACAGCTCTGACGCAATCTGCATGGCCTTGGTCTCGGACTTCGCGCCCTTGATCTTGCCCATCAGCTCCTGCATAGCCTGACCCATGTTCTTGCCGTCTTTGGTAGAATTCTTCAGGGCCGTTTTCATCCCGGTCAGCACGCTGGACGCATCCACACCCTGCTTGTTCAGGTTCGCAAGAAAACCCGTCGCGGTATTGATGCCAAGTCCCATCTCCTGCAGAGCCGTCGAGTTACTGGTTAGGTCGGTAGCGAGTTTGTTCACGTCCACACCGGTATCCTGGGCGGCCTTATTCAAGATGTCCAGCACGTCCCCAGCGCTTTCGGTCTCCACATCAAAAGCCGCCATGGCGGCCTGCACGTTGTCAATGGACGCCGAGACGTCCGTGTCGTTCAACGACGCGAACTTCACGAACTTCCCCGACAGCTCCTCCAGCGCGTCTCCGGTTAAACCAAAGCGGGTGTTAACCTCTCCAATGGCCGTGCCCGCTGTCTGGAAGTCGGTAGGGATGGAAGTCGCCAGATTCTCGGCGCGCTTCTTCATATCATCCAGCGCCGCGCCGGAAGCTCCGGTCTTTTTGACGATGATGTCCAGCCCATCGTCCACTTCATTGAAAGCGGCGACGGAAGCCGCGCCCACGGCGACGATCGGCCCGGTGACGTGCTTCGTCAGGTTCGTGCCGACATTTTGCATCTTGTCGCCAAGTTCCTTAACCTTCGTACCGGCGTCGGCGATCTGCTGCGCGGCCACCGAGCCGAAGTTCTTCATCTCATCGGTCAAACCCTTGAGCTGCTGCTCGGTCTCGATAATCTCGCGCTGTAGCGCGTCGTATTCATCCTTGACGTCCGCGCCGCTCTCCATCTGCTCCCGCATCTGTTCCGCGGCGGTTTCCAGGGTTTTCAGCTTGTCCTTAGTAGCGTCGTAGGTTTCGTTCAACAGCTTCTGCTTCTGGGTAAGCAACTCCGTATTGCCGGGATCCAGCTTCAGCAGCTTATTGACATCCTTCAGCGCGACCTGTGTGTCCTTCAGCTTGCTCTCGACGCCCTTTAGCGCGGTCTGAAGTTTTGTAGTATCGCCGCCGATCTCGATGGTGATGCCCTGTATTTTCTTACGCGCCATAGCGTCTCACCTCTTAAAATGCGTCAAAGTCGGCCTGTGTGGCCTTCCGCGCATATTCATCTTCACAATCATCGTTCCCGCGCTCGATGAACATGTCGTAAATCATGCCCACGGTCAGGTATTCAAGGTCATTCATACTTAGCCCCAGCTGTGTGCACCGGAGCAAAAACAGTCCGGTGGTCAGGGGGCGGTCTGTGGTGTCTTTGCTTTTTTTTTGCTGGTAGAAGTCGTCTCCGAGCTTTCATACCACATTTCTATAAGTTTTGGCAAAACATTATAGATGGAAAACATGAGAAACTCGCCCAGCCATTCTTCCGGAGTATCCGGGATGCAAGGGTCCGCACTTTTCGCCATCGTGTAAGCTATGTTCTCAAACAATTCGAGGGTGTTAACCGGCAAATGAGAATTGCTTTTCTCGTTCTTTTGAACTTCCTCTATTACCTCTTGCAGATCCAGAGAAAAATCTCTACCGAAACGTGCCCTATATATCCTCGGCACTGCCGCAGACGTATCAAATGCAACAGAACGTCCACTGATTTCAAGGCTTTTAATGATCGCCATTGCGCCCTCCTATGTTAGAACAGGGGGACGGCGTTTCGCCTGTCCCCCTCTGGTCGTGTCAATCAGGTGCCGCCACCGCCGCCACCGCCGCCACCGCCGCCACCGCCGCCACCGCCGCCACCGCCGCTCTGGGCAGCGGTGTACTGATACACACTGCTGTACCAGCCGTCGTAGGTCGTGGAATCGGTCGTAGCGCCGCTCTTGGCCTTGATGTAGCCGCCACCGGGCAGCGGCTTTGCCACGATGTGCAGCTTCTCGGTCTTGACCTCGATGTTCTCGCCCTTCGTGGCGCCGGAGACTTCGCTCTCCTGCGCCGTGCAGTTGTACAGCACGTGCCTGATCGCCTTGTCATCGCCGGTAAACTCGAACAGGAGTGCAAAGTGCACCTTTTCCGTGTCCGCGCCCTCGAACATGACGTTCTTGGAATCCAGGCTCTCGTTCAGCACTGCAGTGCGGAAACCGTCCGGAATCAGCGCCAGCTCCAGGTCGCCCTCGTAGTAGGTATTGTCTGCGATCTCGAAATATACGTCGTCATCGGCGTAGAAGTCGTAGGCGTCGCCGTTGCGGCTCAGAGACATGTCCACCGCGCCGGGAATCGCCACGGGCGTGCCGAAAGTCGGCGTGCCGTCGTTGGCAAAGGTCACCGTCGCGTAGTGGACGTTCTTCAGGCCGTATTTAACCTTGTTCGCCATCTGTGTCTAACACCTCCGTGTTGCTTGTTTCGTTTCCGGCTGCCGCCGGCGGCGGCGCTTCATCCAAAAGCACCGAAGTCTCATAGGTTGTCTGGTACATGCGCTCGTCCCGTATATAGATCGGGCCGCTTCGGGAATACACCAGCCCCGCGCTGTTCAGCGCTGTCTCAATCGCGGCCTCCGTAGTGAAGTCCGGTTCATCGGTGTAGAACTCGATCGTCAGGTCGGTGACCCGCTGATAGTTGGCGTCGTCCGCCTTGAAGTCAGCGTCTGCCGGATAGAGGAAGCAGATGAACGGCGGCGCTCCAGGCGTATCGTCCGGAGTGAAATGATCGTAGGCGTAGGGCAAACCAACACCCGCGATCATGCTCGCAATTTCTGCTCGCGTCATAGCTTGCTCACCACCTCGCGCTCAAATGTCTCCACCAGTTCTTCATTGACCGGAGCGATGTGCTCACGCCCCGGCACTTCGCCGTATGTCCGACCAGTGCCGTTGCGGATAACATGCCCATTCTCCAGCAGATGCGGCAGGCTGTAGTGATCGTTGTAGAGTGTAACCGTCGTACTAAGGCGGCCCTTGTCTACCTGCATCTTCCACCCGCGCGCGTACTCGCCCGTGTGCGTTTTCAACTTGGACTTGGATTCCTGCCGCAGCGCCTGTACGCCCTTCTTACCCATGGCCTCAGCGATCTCGCCGACGTTGTCGGTGATCTCGTCGCCGTACTCCTCAAGGATGTCGCTGATCGCGCTGGCCAGCTTGTCAATCGGCGTTCTGGCTGCCATTGTGCACACCCACCTCTCGCTGCACGTACAGCTCCAGGTCGTCCGTGCCCGGAACGTGGTATGTCCGGTATACGGCGTAGGCGTTGCCTTTCCACAGCAGCCTGCCCTCGCCCTGATACTCCGCCTGGAATACCGTGAAGCGCATCTCCGGACGGAAACCCGCCTCGCCTCCGGCATAGAACTCGCTACGGCCTATGCTGTCCATGCGGGCGTATATATCCCGCGAGGTCGGCGTGCCGTCGCGCCAGATGCCATCGGCGTCCTGTGTGCGCGTTCCCGGCGTTGTCAGCGTGACGATGGTATCAATCATACGCGCCGCCCGCTTTCTCTGCGAAAATGCGTCGGTTCAACTGATAGCGCAGGCTCCGCGGCATGCCGTCCATGCTGTCGCGCCTGCGCCACAGCCAAGCGGCGTACATCACGATCAGCTGCATGTCCAGAGGGTCGGAGGCGTCCAGGGTGGACGCCCCCTCCTCGGTTATCGCGCTCTGCGCAACGGTGAGCAGCTGCTCAAGCCGCGTGTTGTAGGCCGTCGAAGTGCTGATACCGAGGTCGGTTTTCAGCATCGTCAGCATCGTGCTATCTGCCATTACTGCTCACCCCGCGATCATCAGCCCGACGCCTTCGGCACGGATGCAACCTTGCCGGCGGACACGACCACACCGCCGGAAGCGGCAGCCGCGTTCAGCTCGACCACGGTGATCTGCTTGCCCGCAGCAGCGGTGACCTGCGTAGTGCCGCTGGTCAGAGAAGCCCACGCGCCAGTGCCGCTGGTGACGATGGTGTCGCCGGCCTTCACCTTCTGCGTGCCCAGCTTGTAGTACAGCACCGGCGTCTCATCAGCCAGGTAGCCGGTGACGGTCAGCACGGTATCGCCCGCAGCGGTGCCTGCGGCAGCCGTAACGGCCAGCTCGTTCAGGTCGGTGTTCGCCCAGTCAGTGGGGAAGGTCTCGGAGGTCGCGGGCGCGGTGTTGTCGAAGCGGACAACCACGAAAGCCTCGCCGAACACGGGCTTGCCATCGTACCTCGCGGTGGCCTTGAACAGGGTCTGGTCCTGGAGGAACATCGGAATGTCGCTGTTTGCGAAGCGCACTCCCGCGCGCTCGATCAGCAGGTAATTGGCACCGAAGCCGCCGCCGATCCAGTTGTCCGGAATCTCGTCGTCCTCAAACTCGACGATAGTGCCACTGATGATCGGGAACAGATCGGTGCTGGCCACCAGCGCGGCCTGGGCGTTGAAGGCCAGCGCCTTCGCCAGGATATGCAGGTGGGTCTTACGGTTCATCACCCAGAACAGACCCTCGTTAGAGGTCTTGGGCTTCGCCAGCGCCAGCTTCTCGATCAGGCTCTGGAAGAAGGCCGCGCCGGAGCTGCCGTCGATGTTCAGCGTGACGACGTTGCTGGTGTGCAGGTCGGTCCACGCCGGAGCCAGAGCGCCCCAGTCAGCGGGCTGGGAGGTCTGCGCCAGACGGGTCATGATGCCGAGAGGCATCTTCACGCCAGTGCCGAACAGGATGGCCTTGTCCAGAGCCTTCGCGATGGCGGTGCCCAGAGCGGAAACGATCTCCGCGGCCAGGTCGATGTTCGCGTCCTCCAGAGTGGCGTTGCAGATCGCCATGTACGCGCCGACCTTGTGGCAGCCCGCCTCGATCTGGTTGAAGCCCAGGCTGATCTCATTGAGGTTCGCGCAGCAGTCAGTCCACACCGCCTCGGGGATGGTGCCGGCGATGTTCAGCAGCGCGTCGCCGGACAGGTTGCGCACCTGCACAAAGCGCATCAGGCGGCTGGACCGGGCGATCTCGGTGCGGATCATCGGCAGGTAGACATCGGGAATCAGCACGCCGACGTTGGAGATGGCGCGCTTGTTGGAGATGGCGTCGCGCACGGTGGTCAGGAACTCCACGGAATCTTCGCGGGTGACGATCTCGGCCAGCCGATCGCGCAGGGTCATCTGGGGGATGTTCTTGCGGGTCATATACTTTTCATCCTTTCTCTCGTTTTCAGCCGGGGCCGGATTCTCGGGCGGATTGGTGTCCTGGGCAGCCTCCTCGGCAGCCAGGTCGTTCTCCAGATCAGCAATCTCGCGTTCGAGATTACCGACGGCCTCTTCGTGCTCGGTCTTTTCCGTAGTGA